TTCGTGCTCGCGCACCAGCACCGGCGGGTGTACGCGACGAAGGGGTACGCGGGCCGCCGGGGCGAGCCGATCATTGGCAAGCCAACCCGGCGCCGCGTGGGGCCGGCCCGCCCGGTGCGGCTGTACCCGATCAACACCGACGACGCGAAGGCCGATGTGGTGGCCAGCATGCAGAAGCCGCTCACCCCTGATGGCCCGACGCCGGGGGCGCTCCACATTCCCGCGCACGTCGAGACGATCGATGAGGAATTCTTCGCCCAGCTCGGCGCCGAGCACCCCGAGGTGCGACGCAACAAGTCCGGGATCGCGACGCATCGGGTGTGGGTGCAGGACCGGGAGCGGAACGAAGCGCTGGACCTGAACGTGGGGTGCCTGGCGATCTACCGGCTTCTCCGGGTCCGATACGAGCAATGGCGGGAGGCCCTGCTGGCGCTGCCCGTGGAACGGCGATCCGCGGTGCCGGCCGGCGCGATCTACGACGACGAGGAGCCGTGATGGCTGATCCCGTTCAATGCTCCCGCTGCGGCCAGGCCCGCTACCCGAAGGGCGCGTACGCCACACCCTACGTCTGCAAGCGGTGTCTCGACGCGCCCCCGCCGAAACCGGAGAAAGCCCCCGCGCCCTCCGCCTCGGGCGACCCGTTCTACTCCGACCTGGAGCGGCGGCGCGCGGTGAACGAGGCCTCGTCGGGCGGCCGCAAGCCCTGGCTCACGCGCCGGCCGGGATGGCTGCGGCGTGCCTGATCCCGGGCCCATCCCCGAGGCGATCCTGGCGCGCATCCGTGCCTTCGTCGCGTCGGTGCCCCGCGACTGGCCAGGGGGCGCGCAGGTGACCCTGAACATCTCCCCGCAAGGCGTCGTCACGTCCTGTGAAATGAAGGGGCGGATCGAGGCCAGTAGGGTACACTCTCGATCGGAGTGAACCCGGCGTAACCCCCGCCGACAGCGGGACGCGCCGCATCCGGGCCGGTCGCGTGGCCCATGGAGGCGCCGTGTCCTGGACCAAGGCCGAGTACGACGCGCTGAAGGCCGCCATCGCCAAAGGCGTCCAGTCCGTCGAGTACAACGGCCGGACCGCCACCTACCAGTCGCTCAAAGACATGCGCGATCTCCTAGCCGAGATGGAGCGCGACCTGGCTGGCACGACGACGCAACCCTTCCGCTATGCGGCGACGAGCAAGGGGCTGACGTGATGATCGGCCAGTGGCTCGATGCTGTCACGGCCACCGTCGCCCCGCTCTGGACCCTCCGGCGGATGCGCGCGCGCATGGCGGCCGACATGGTGCGGGCCCACTTCGACGGGGCATCAGTCGGGCGCCGGACGCAGGGATGGCGGCGCACGTCCGCGGACGCAAACGCCGCGATGAGCGGTGACCTAGCGCGACTCCGGGACTACACGCGCGACCTCGTGCGGAATAACGCCTACGCCGAGGGCGCCGTGTCCACGATCGTGGATGACGTCGTCGGCTGGGGCATCACGGCCGACGCCGCGCCAGGGTGGTGGTCGCGCTGGGCCGAGACGCCGGCCTGCGACGCCGACGGGCGCGAGGATCTCTACGGCCTGCAGACCGGCGTGATGCGGACCGTCGTCGAGTCCGGCGAGTGCCTGATCCGCCGTCGGTGGCGCCGGCCCGAGGATGGCCTGCCGATCCCGCTGCAACTCCAGGTGATGGAGCCCGATTTCCTCGACAGCGCGAAGGACGGGATCACGACCCCGCGCGGCGGCCGGATCATCCAGGGCATCGAGGTCGACAGCATCGGCCGTCGCGTGGCGTACTGGCTCCACCGTGAACACCCCGGCGCGAACATCGTCGGCGCGGGCGCGATCAGCGGCGCCTCGGTCCCGGTCCCGGCCAGCGAGATCCTCCACGTCTACCGCCCGGGTCGCCGCGGCGCCGTCCGCGGGTATCCGTGGTTCGCCCCGGTCATGTTGCGGATGCGAGACTACGACGACTACGTCGATGCCGCGCTCATGAAGCAGAAGATCGCCGCGTGCCTGGCTGTCCTCACCACCGACACCGACGGCACGTCCACACCGCTGGGCGTCGTTGATGCCGCATCGCCGGCGATCGACATGCTCCAGCCCGGGATGATCGAGAACCTCGCCGCGGGGCGCGACGTCAAGGTCGTCGAGCCGCCGTCCGTCAGCGAGCACGACGCCTACTCCCGGACTGTCCTGCGCGAGATCGCCCGTGGCCTGGGGATGACCTACGAGGACTTCTGCGGGGACTACGCCGATCTGCCCTTCTCGGCCGCGCGCATGTCCAATCGGCGCTACTGGCTGCGCGTCGAGGCCCTTCGCTGGAAGATGCTCATCCCGCAGTTCTGCGGCCCCGTATGGGGCTGGGCGATGGAAGCAGCGGGCGTGATGGGGATGCCCGCTCCGGTCGCGACGGACTGGACGGCCCCGCCCGCGCCGTCGGTCGACCCCGAGAAGGAGGGTACGGCCGCGGTGCGCCTGATCCGCAGCTCGCTCTCGTCTTGGTCGGAGGAGATCCGCAAGCTCGGCCACAAGCCGGAGACGCTGCTGCGCCAGCTCGCGAGGGACCACGCGCTGCTCGACGCGCTCAAGATCATCTCTGACGCGGACCCGCGGAACACGACGCAGCAGGGAAATCCTCGCACGACGTCGACCGATCGGGCGCCGGCTGCTGAACCAGCCATGAATGGGAACGGGAGGCACGGATGATCCAGTCGTCTGATCTTCAGAATCGCGCGGTCACCGGAGCGGAGTGCGGCCCCCGCGGGGGCGACGAGGTGACCGAAGTCATCCGCCGGATAGGGCCCGCCAAACCCGATCCGCGCGCGGATCTCGCCCAGCTCCGCGAGCGCATCGCCCAGGCGCGAGGCATCATGGCGCCGCGAGGAAGCTGTTGCGGCCACTGCTTCGGCAGCGGCGCGGCGGCGGTCCTGCGCATCCTCGACGGAGAGGCATGAGCGACGAGGCCGCGGAGAACGTCGCCGCGGCGCTTGCGGCCGAGGCGCGACGCCATCGGGACGAGATCAATGCCGGCCGCGTGAGCCGCCTCCTGGTGGAGGCCAGGATCGGCCAGGACGGCGAAATCCGCACCAGGCCAGCTCGCCTCCGCACAAGAAACTTGCAACCCGAGTCGGACTAGAGTAGCGTCCCGAGTGCGAACGTAGCACCGCGACCGCCGGATGCCCCGCCTACGGGAAGCCCGGCATCGCCAGCAGGGAGATCACTCTCCTTGTCGGCGGTGACCGGGCTTTCGTGCATTCTGCGGCCGAGAGCCTCTGGCGGTCCCAAAGGGGAGACGGAATGAAGGGCCGCCGGGGAGGGCCGCAGGGCGAGCACACCGAGGACATCCCGCATCTGTCCCTCCGTGCGGACGTTCGTCCGGGGTCCGTCGACGTCGAGGCGCGGACGGTCGAGGTGGTGTTCTCGTCAGGCGCGCCCGTCAAGCGGTTCTCGTGGGCCCTCGGCCAGCCCTACATCGAGACGCTCTCGCTGGAGCCCGGGCACGTCCGCCTCGCCCGGCTCAACAAGACCGGGCAATTCCTCGACGCGCATTCCTCGTTCCGGCTCGCCAACGTGCTCGGCGTGGTGGTCAAGGGGAGCGCCCGCATCGAGGATGGCGTCGGCGTCGCCAAGGTGCGCTTCTCCAAGCGCGCTGAGGTCGAGCCCATCTGGCAGGACGTGCAGGACGGCATCATCCGCAACGTCAGTGTCGGCTACGACGTCCACAAGTACGAAGAGACCCCCGCCACCAGCACCAAGCCCATGAGGCGCCACGCGATCGACTGGGAGCCCTACGAGATCAGCGGCGTGCCGATGCCGGCCGATGCCGATGCCCAGATCCGGGCGGACCAGCAGGGCCAGACGAATCCCTGCGCGATCGTGCGCACGGGAGAGGAGACCGCCAGCATGGACGAGACCGCGACCGACACTGCCACCGAGACCGAGGGCGCGCAGCCGCAGCAGACGGGCAACCCCACGGACCCCGGAGCGCCGACCGGGGCGCCGGTGACCCAGGCTGCGGAGACCGACCAGCAGCGCGGCGTGGCTCAGGAACGCGCCCGCGTCGCCGGCATCATGCAGGCGGTCACCAGCGTCCGCCTCCCCGCCGAGCTGGCCCGCAAGCTCATCGACGACGGCGTGAGCCTCGAGAAGGCGCAGGCCGTGGTGATCGAGCAGCTCGCCAGTCGAGGCTCCGACGACCTTGGCGCCCGCCCGGGGCCCTCCGGCGTCCAGGTGATCCGCGACGTCAACGCGCATGTGCGCGGCGGGATCGCCAACGCGCTCCTGCACCGGATCAAGCCGGAGTGGTTCAAGCTCGACGAGACCGGGCGGCTCTACGCCAACCGCCGCATGATCGGCCTCGCCGAGTGCTGGCTCCAGTCGTGCGGGGTGCGCACCACGGCCATGTCGCAACTGGACATCGCCGGCATGGCGCTCGGCCTCAACCAGCGGGCCGGCCTGCATTCGACGTCGGACTTCGCCAACATTCTCGCCGACGTCATGGGCAAGACCCTGCGCCGCGCCTACGACGAGGCGCCGCAGGTGTTCGGGCCGATCGTGAGCGTGAAGCAGCTCGCCGACTTCAAGCCCGTCAAGCGCACGCAGCTCTCTGAGGCGCCCGCCCTCGATCTGGTGAACGAGCATGGCGAATTCACGTCGGGCACGATGGGGGACGCCAAGGAGCAGTACCAGCTCGCGACCTACGGCAAGACCTTCGGCATCACGCGCCAGGCCATCGTCAACGACGACCTCGACGCCTTCACGAATCTCTCGATCAAGTTCGGCCGCTCCGCGCGCCAGAAGGAGTCGGATCTCGTCTGGGCGCAGATCACGGGCAACCCGACGATGGGCGACGGCGTGACCCTCTTCCACACCGCGACGCACGGGAACCTGGCCAGCTCCGGCGGCGCCATCGACGTCACCACCATCGGGGCGGGCCGCACCGCGATGGGACTGCAGAAGGGGCTTCTGGGCGTCGAGTACCTGAACATCGAGCCGCGCTTCATCATCGTCCCGAAGGGCAAGCAGACCATCGCCGAGCAGTTCGTCTCGACGCAGCTCATGGCGTCGGCCCCGGGCAGCGTCAACCCGTTCGCGGGCAAGCTGCAGGTGCTCTCCGATCCGCGCCTCGACGCCAACAGCGCGACCGCCTGGTATCTCGCCGCATCCGTGGATCAGGTCGACGTGATCGAGCTCGGGCACCTGGCCGGCGAGATGGGGCCCGTCGTCGAATCGCAGGTGGGATTCCGCGTCGACGGCATCGAGGTCAAGTGCCGGCACGACGTCGCGGCCAAGGTAATCGACTGGCGCGGCCTCTACAAGAATCCGGGGGCGTAGTTCGGAGGGGCGACGCGAGCCATGAAGAACTACATCAGCACCGGCAAGGTTCTGACGCTGACGGCGCCCTCCGGCGGCGTCGTCAGCGGAACCGCGTATCTGATCGGCGGGCTCCTGGTCGTCGCCACCGTGACCGCGGCGGAAGGGGCGCTCTTCGCCGCGGTGACATGCGGCGTGGTCGACCTCCCGAAGGCCGCCGATGACGCCTTCTCCGAGGGCGAAAAGGTCTATTGGGACAACTCGGCGATGAAGATCACCGAGACCTCCGGCGGCAATACGCTGGTCGGCGTCGCGCTGGCCCCGGTAGCCGCCGTGGTTGCGCTGGCCACGGACGCTCTCGCGGCGGATCTGCTCATCGCGGGACTGACGCTGCAGGTGCTCGACTACGTGCAGCTCGGCAGCGACAACGCGGAAGTCACAGTGACCGTCAACGGCGTGGCGACGGTGCTCGTCGAGGGCACGGACTGGACGGCGGCGACGAACAACAACACGACCGCAACGAATCTCGCCGCGGCGATCAACGCCCTTGCCGGCGTCAAGGCGGCAGCGGTGGCGGACACGGTGACGGTCGTCCCGGCAACCGGGATCAGCGCGATGAATCTGACCACGGGCCGCGTCCGCCTGGACGGGGTCGCCCGATAGGAGACGCGATGAAGAACGCCATCCAGCCCGGCGACGTGGTCGAACTCACCGCCCCCACCGGGGGCGTGGTCAGCGGGACCGGTTACCTGATCGGCTCGCTGTTCGTCATCGCCACCGTGACGGCCGCGGAAGCGGCGAAGTTCAACGCGCAGGTGACGGGCGTGGTGTCCTACGCCAAGGTCTCGGCGCAGGCGTGGACGGAGGGCGCGAAGGTCTACTGGGACAACACCGCCAAGAACTTCACGACGACCTCGTCGGGCAACACGCTTGCCGGTGTCGCCGTGGCCGTCGCCGCCAATCCGTCCGCCACGGGCCTGGTGCGGCTCGATGGAGTCGCCCGGTAGTGCTCCCCGACGTCGCGGACTTCGCCGTGATGGAGTCCAACGCCACCGTGGTCGTCGGCGCGACGACCTACCCGGACTGCCGGGTGATCTATCTGCCGCCCTCGGGCCTGTCCCCCTCGGCGCTCTCCGTCGATACCGCACCGGGAACGGTCGTCGACGATCAGGCCCGCATCGACGTCCGCAAGGACCAAGTGCCGGCCCTCAAGGAGGGGGCGACCATCACGGGCCCGATGGACGGGATGCCGTCACGGACCTACCGGGTGACGCGCGTCGAGAGTCGCGATCCGCAGTACCACTGGGCCTGGGTCCGGTGATCACCGTCGACGTCCGCGGCACCGAGGAGTTGGCCCGGCGGCTCCTCGAGATGGGCGCAGACGGGCCCGTCGCGGCAACCCGGGCCATCAACCGGACGCTCCGATCCGGCACGGTATCCGTGCGCCGGTTCCTCGCGACCGATACCGGCCTGCCGCAGCGCGCCATCGAGCGGAGCCTGGCCACGCGCCGCGGCACCTATCGCGACCTGCGCGGCTCCATCACCGTCGGACCCTATCAGGACGCGCGGGGCCGGATCGGGCCTGGCGGTCGAATCCCGCTGATCGAGTTCCGCGCCCGAGGCCCCCGTCCGTCCCGCGGCAAGGGCCGTGGGGTGCGGTACACGCTCCCGGGCGGCCGCGGCGTCGCGCCCCGCGCCTTCCTCGCCGAACTGCGGAGTGGCCACACCGGCGTCTTTCAGCGCGTCCGGCCGACGCGCTCCCGGCGTGGCCTGCCGAGCCCGGCGCCGGCCCTCCCCATCGATCAGCTCTACGGCCCGTCGCTGTACCGCATCATGCGGCGCCGCGGGCTCACCGTCGCCCTGCCGGAGCTGCAGGCCACCTTCGAGCGGAACCTCGATCACGAGATCCGCTTCATCCTGTCGCAGCGCGCGCCGGCCGGGGACGAGTAGGCCATGCCGGTCCTGCCGCTGAAGACGCGCATCCGCCAGGAGATCCTCGCGCGCCTCAGCACCATCCAGGCGGGCGCCACCTACTGGTGCACGCCGTCGCTGGTGGTCGCCGATCCCGCGGGTATCGCCGTCTACGCGAACGATGATCAGGGCGGCGTCGACTATCTCGCCACGGGCCCCGTGCTCGGGATCCGTCGCGAGCCCGGTAGCCAGATCATGCCGACCTCGCACGATACGGCCGACGAGGACGCTCACGATGGACTCCCCGCCGGCTGGTCTGGCGAGTATCGCTTCGCCATCGTGGGCTACGTGCGCGCGGCCGGCGACATGTCCGCCAGCGATTGGCTCGACGCGCTCCAGCAGGACGTCGTCGTCTGTCTCCTGGCCGATCCACAACTCAAGACCCCTGAGGCGCCGCAGGGCCTCGTGACCGATCTCCGCCCCGACGATCCCGACGAGAACGACGGGGGGGTGTACGCGGCTGAGCGCGAAGCGGAGTTCGCCCAGGTGTGGGTCGCCCGGAAGTGGGCATGAGCCGCATCGTCGCGCCCGACACGCCAACGCGCGGAAGCGCCCTCGCCATCCGCCGCGACGGCGCGCTGATCCGCGTGACGCTGCGCGGCCGCATCGAGACGGCCGCGTTCCCCGGGGTCCCGCGGCTCTCGGCACCCGGGACCATCGTGGGCGACGGTGTGGACGTGGACCTGAACCTGACCGCGCCGGAGGCCCAGCGCGCCGGAGAGGCCTTGCTGGAGCTGGCGGCCCAAGCCCGGCGCCACGAACGTCACCTGGTAGGCACGCCACCGCCTTGAAGGGGAGGAGTCGGGCATGAACGTCACGGGCAGTCTCTCCATCGTCGTCGACCTGATCGCGAGCAAGACGATCGCCACCGGCCTCATCGCCTCGGTCCCGGTGAGAAAGACGTTCGCCTGGTCGATCGCCAACGGGACCGGCGCGGACCAGGCGAACGAGCTCTATGTGGCCGAGCGCACGGTCGGCTCTGGCGCGACGGACTCGCTGGACTTCTCCGGCACGCTGGAGGACCTTTTCGGGGACACCTTCGTCCTCGCGAAGCTCAAGGCGCTCATCATCGGCAATCGTGCCGGCAGCACAACGAACCTCACCGTCCAGCGCCCGGCCGGCGCCGTTGGTGTCCCGCTCTTCCTGGCGGTGAGTGACGCGCTGGCGCCCCTCACGCCCGGCAACGCCATGTGCGTCTGGTATCGGGCGGCGGCCGGCATCGGCGTTACGGCCGCCACGGCGGACATCATCGAGGTCGTCAACTCCGCCGGCGCCTCGAACACCTACGACATCATCGCCATCGGCACGGACGCCTAGGCGCTCGGCGAGAGGGAGGACACCACCATGCCGGCCACACTCGCAAAGGGCACAGTCGTCAGCGTCGAGACGGCGGAGGGATCCGGCATTTACTCGCCGATCCCGCTCCAGACCAACGTGTCGGGGCCGCAGCTCACGTCGACCGAGCACAACGTGTCGAGCCACGACACGGCCGGGCTCGTCATGGAGTTCATCGGCGGGATGATCGATCCCGGCTCGCTCAACTGGCAGATCTGGGAGGACGTGACGAACGCGCTGCACCGCCAGCTCGACGCGGACAAGCTCTCCCTGCTCCAGCGGAACTACAAGAAGACGTGGCCCAACGGGTACTACCGCATCTTGCGGGCGTACATCAAGGACTACAACCCGACCCACGGCGTGGACGCGCCGCATACCGCGTCAATCCAGGCGCGCTGCACGGCGGCGCCGGGGGCGATCACGGCCCCGTAACGGCGGGGCCAGACGGGCGCGGCCTGCTCGACGTCGGCCCTCCTCCCGGGGGCTGCCCGCGAGTGGCCGGATAGCGCGGCGTCGATTCCCGGCTGGCCGCGCACGACATCGGGCCCCCGGCAGCGGGCCCGAGGAGAGAGAAGGGAGACGATATGGACCTCGTCAGCACCACGATCCTGCTGGACCGCGAACGCACGCTCAAGTTCACCTACGAGTCCCTCGACAAGCTCAGCGACCTCCCGCTCGCGCGCCGCGGCAATCGAAGTCCCATCGAGCTCTGGCAGGCGGCGAATGGCCTCGACGTCCGCGCCATGAGCATGATGATCTGGGCCGGCTGTCTCCATGAGCGCGACGGCGGCTTCACCCTGGAGCGCGCGCAGAGCGCGCTGAAGTCCGCGCTCTCCGGCGGGCGCATCACCTACCGAGAGCTGAACGCCGCGCTGAATGCGGCCCTCAACCAGTCGGGCATGCTCGGGCTCTTCGATCGAGATCTCGATGAGGCCGCGGACCCTACGATGTCGCCGCCAGTCCCGACCCCGACGACGGCATCCCGGCCTGGCGCCGGCGAGTCGCCCTCCGCGTAGCCGAGACCCGGCGTGTCGCGATCCGGCTCCTGGGGTGGACACACGCCCGGTTCGGACGCCACACCCCGAACGAGGTTGAGGAGGCGATCGATGGCGCCCTCTGGCGCCTGGCGCAATCCTACGACCGCGCCGCGTGGCACGTCCTGCAGTCGCTCGCCAAGCATGATCGCCAGCAGTTCAGCCTCCGCGGCATTCTCGGCCGTGAGCCGCTCACGCCCGATCCGCGCCCGCGCCCGGGCCCTCCCGAGCCCGCCGCCGGGCCGAGCCGGACGGAGATGGAGCTGTTCGAGCGTGCCGGGATCCCCGGTGGCGTGATGTCGCAGGAAGAACTCGACGCCATGTACGGCGAGCTCGATGAGGCCTGGGCGCGCTACGAGGCCACGCACGGCCGCGTGAGGCCCACCTGATGGCGAACACCATCGAGATCCGCATCCAGGCGACCGGGGCCGACCAGGCCGCGCGGGTTCTGCAGGGCGTCGCCGCAGCCGGCGCGGACGTCGGCCGCGTGACGGCCGGCGGGGCGGCACAGGCCGCGAATGGCCTGCGCGGCCTGAATGAGAGCGCCCTCCGGTCCAATGGCATCCTTGGCACGCTGCGGGGCGGACTCCTGGGCGTGAACGAAGCGGCGGGTGTGGCCGGTGTGTCCACCGGGAGCTTCGGGCAGGCCCTTGGATCGCTGACCAGCCCGACGGCCGCCGTCGCGGTGGGCCTTGGCGCGGTCGCCGCGGCCGCTCTCGCCGGGGTCCGCGCCATGGCGAGCAACGCCGAGGAAGTGAAGAGGCTCATGGCCGTCTCCGGCCTGAGCGCCGAGGCGGCGGACAACCTGGCCGACACGTTCCAGCTCCTCGGCAAGGATGGCGCGACCCTCACGAACGCGCTCTTCAAGATGGGCGCCGAGATCGACAGTGGCGGCAAGGCCCTGGCCAAGCTCGGCGTCAACCTCCGGGATAGCAGCGGCGCCCTGAAGACGGAAGGCGACCTCTTCCTTGAGGTCCGCGATCGCATCGCCGCGATGGGCAGCGCCAGCGAGCGCAGCGCCGCACTCACGGCGCTCTTCGGGCGGGCGGGCCGCGAGCTGGCCGACGTGATGGCGCTCTCGCGCGAGGAGTTCCGCCGCGTGGCCGAGCAGGCCGGCTCCTACAGCGAGTGGAATGACCGCTTGCAGGCCCAGGCGGTCGAGTATCAGCGCGCCGTCGCGGCGCTCGGGCTGCAGTACGACGCGCTCGCGCAGAAGATCGGCCGCACGGTCATCCCGGCGCTCACGGACTTTCTCCGGTACGTGAGCGAGATCATCGC